ATGTTCATGCAGTGCAGGATAACGGTTATCAAGTTTAGATTTCGGACCCGTTCCTACCTTAAAACTTGATGAGGCTCAAAACGGGCATTTTTATTTGGAGGTTTTATATGCCTTTTCAAGATGTAGCAGCAGAGCGAGCAATACTTGCTGGTGTATGTAGATATGGTATTGATGCATATTATGATGTTGCAGATTTAGTTGAACCTAATAGTTTTACATTAGATTCTAATCAAATTATTTATTCATGCCTAAAGCATATCTTTACTGTAGAAGAAAAAACTACAGTAGATTTAGCATCTATTCTTTCTGCGGCAAGAGCCATAGGAGTATCTGAATTTCTATCTAGTAAAACAGAACAACAACATTTAGCAAGTATCATTAAGTTTCCGGTTGATAGTAAAAACATTAGAGGTTTCGCACAAATTGTGTGTAAGCTAGATATTGCTAAGAAGATTTATGATCAACTAGAAATTACTAGAGAAAAATATCTACATTTAAAAGGTCATGAACCAGTATCACATATATTAGGAATCGCTGAAGAGTCTATCTTTGATTTTATGTCATTACTAAATGGTGGCGATGAAAATCCAAAAAGACTTTTTGAACACATTGAAGAACATCTAAGTGATCTGGCAGATAACAAAACTGATCAGGTTGGAATAGGAACTGGTTTTCCACGATATGATTTTGCTATTGGTGGTGGATTAAGAAGAGGAACTGTTAATGTAATTGGGGCTAGGCCAAAAATCGGGAAGACATTATTGGCTCAAAATATGGGGATGAACATTGCTAAGAAAGGAATTCCAGTATTAGATCTAGATACTGAAATGATGTTTAATGATTTTCTTAATCGTACTATTGCATCAGAATCACAGGTAAGTATTAATGATATTGAGTCTGGTAAGTTTGATAGCAATGCACTGTCTAAGAATAAAGTTTATAATAAAACACAAGCAGTAAAGGGAGTTCCTTATTATCATATTAATATTGGTGGTAAGCCATTTGAAGATCAATTAGCTATTATGAGAAGATGGCTAGCTCGTCATGTTGGACTACGTCCAGATGGAACAGCTAAAGAATGTGTAATCATTTATGACTACTTGAAATTAATGAATAGTGCAGATATTAAAGATGTTGCAGAATTTCAAGCTCTTGGATTTATGATGACCGCACTACATAACTTTGCATTAAAATATGCTGTTCCAATTTTATCTTTTATTCAATTAAATAGAGATGGTATCACTAAGGAGAGCACAGATGCAGCTTCAGGTTCTGATAGAATTATTTGGTTATGCAGTAACTTCACTATTTATAAGGTTAAATCTGATGAGGAGATCGCACAGGATGGTGCAGAAAATGGAAACAGGAAATTGGTTCCTATTATTGCTCGCCATGGTCAAGGCTTAGAAGATAAGGACTATATTAATGTGAAAATGCAGGGACAATATGCACATTTACAAGAAGGTTTAACTGCTAAAGAATTAGAAGATGGTGGTAGTTATGTTGATGACGAAGAAGAGTTCCAAAATGAGACAGAAGACGTTCCGTTCTAATGAATATAAAGATCCCGCAAAGCTTGAACAACTATGCTGGGATGCGGTAGAATTTATAGATGTTATTTACGATCATTTTAATATTAATATTAAGTATAGAAATGATCAACTAATCAAATCAGCATGTCCAGTGCATGGTGGTGATAATTCTGTTGCATGTAATTTCTATCCTTCTGGAGATCATGTTGTCCATTGGAAATGTAGGACACATAGTTGCGAAGATCATTTTGGTAAGAATATGATCGGATTTATTAGAGGATGTATATCAAGATCTAAATATGAATGGGAACATAAGGGTGATAAAGAAGCTACCTTTGCTGAAGCTGTAGATTTCTTACTCGAAATCACTGGACAAAAATTTAGCGATATCAAAGAGAAAGATAATTCTATTTTAGAAATGTCTAGATTTAATACTATGGTATGGACTATGTTTGGTGATAGTGAAGATGGTCCAATCTCAAGTATTACTAGAGAGTTTTATCGAGAACACACAAAAATTCCTGCCCAATATTATCTAGATCGCGGATATTCATATGAAGTACTAAATAAATATGATGTTGGATTCTGTGATAAAGAAGGTAAGCAAATGTATAATAGGTGTATTGTTCCTATTTACAATCAGGATATGACCTCTATTGTAGGATTCAGTGGTAGAAGTATTTTCGGCCAATGCGAAAAATGCAAGTTCTATCATGACCCAGAAGATCGTTGCAAGTTTTTTCCAAAATGGAGACACTCTAAGGGGTTCCAGAAAGAAAAATGGTTGTATAATTATTGGTATGCTAAAGATCATGTCAAAGATAGTGGGGCAGCTATTTTGGTAGAATCACCAGGAAATGTTTGGAGATTAGAAGAAGCAGGCATTCATAATTCAGTTGCAATTTTTGGAACAGCACTTAATCAATCACAAAAGGATCTATTAGATAGTTTAGGTGCCATGTCATTAATTATACTTATGGATAATGATGATGCTGGAGAAAGTGCCGCTGCTAAAATAATACATGCGTGCTCTAATCAATATAGAATTTATAAACCAACTATCAATAAAAATGATATTGGAGATATGACACAGGAAGATATTCGTAATTTAATTTTACCATATGTTTTAGAAGCTAAGGAATATTACAAATGACTAAGATCATAGGATTTGCTGGTAAAAAGCAAAGTGGTAAAAATACATGTTGTAATTTTTTATTAATGTTAAAGCTTTATGAAAATGGAATTTGTAGAAAAGCTAGTCTAGATGATCATGGAAATATTTTAGTATCCGATATTTTTGGAGAGACGGTATCTGGTTCAGAATGGATACCTCTAACAGAAGAATATGTTGACATTAGCCAATTACTAAGAAGTTTTTATCCATGCAAGATTTATGCTTTTGCAGACACATTAAAAGAATTTGCAGTAAATGTATTAGGACTGGAGTATAGGCAGGTATATGGAACTGATGCAGATAAGAATTCTCCTACTCATTTAAGATGGGAAAATATGCCAACAGATTGCATAGGTTTAAGCGGTCCAATGACTGGTAGAGAAGTTCTACAATACTTTGGTTCTGACATCTGTAGAAAGATGTATGAAAATATTTGGTTTGATGCTTGTATTCGTAAGATTAGAAAAGATGCACCAGAACTAGCACTAATTTCTGATGTAAGATTTCCAAATGAAATTACTGGTATCCAAAAAGAAGGTGGTATTGTATTTGGATTACCAAGAGATATTTATAACAACTCAGATGCTCATAGTAGCGAACAAGTAGATTTGTCGTTATGTAATTATTTATTACCAGAAGCAGATATTGATACAACAACAAAGGAATTATACAAACTAGTTACTAATAATCAGATTCACTCGTTTAGGGCTAAGGTAAGCTAATGGGAATTCCAATCGTATACTTTCGTAGTAGTTCTTTTAACTGTCATAGGTTTTGTGCCCAGCAGTACCTCATTGAATACTTTCTTGGATGGAGAGGTCCAAGTAATAAGAAGGCAGATAAGGGAACTATTGTTCATAAGGTATTAGAGATAACTGCACTTGCTAAAAAGGCAGCACAGGATGGTAAGAAAACCTTTATAGATGATGTAGTTGGAGAAACCAAAACCTCTGATTATCGTAAGAAGTATTTAGAAGAATTAATTGAAAAGGTTTATCATTACTATACCAGTGCTTTTAATCATCATGAATGGACTGATAAAGATTTAAAAGATTGTAAAAACTGGACATGGAAGGCACTTGAGATTAATAACGGTATGTTTGATCCAAGGAATATGAATGTTGTTGCCGCTGAACCACATTTTGATTTTGAAATAAAAGAAGATTGGGCAAAATATGAACATGAATTACCAGACGGAACCAAACTCTCTGGTTATTTGTCCATGAAAGGCACCGTAGACCTAGTTACAGACCTTGGAGATGGTGTGTATGAAATCGTAGATTGGAAAACGGGCAAGCGTTTAGATTGGGCTACAGGAGAGACTAAGGACCAAAAAAAACTCTGGCGTGACGCCCAACTTCGCATGTATCATCTTGCTATGTCTCATAGATTTCCAGAGGCAAAAACATTTTTAATTACTATTTATTTTATCAACGACGGTGGGCCTTTTACTGTCCATTTTCAAGATAAGGACTTACCAAAGACAAAAGAGATGATACAAAAGAAATTTGAGTTCATTAAAGCAACTCAACAACCGACACTTATTAAAGAAACTGATCCATCTCAAGCATGGAAGTGTAGAAAGTTGTGTCATGCTGGAATGACAAGTTTTGAAGGAACACATATTGAACCTATCAAAAACATGAGGTATAATAGAGATATGACAAAGTGTGAGCAGATTAAATATATG